TGGGAAGTTAATCACAAAGCAGTGCGAGTGCCAGGCAGCAGCACAACAAGTGCAACGCACTCGATACGACAAGGACAGAGGGTCGGCTCATTCAAGGGGCTATACATCAGTATGGAGCAAGGCAAGCAAGGCTTTTCTGAATGAGCCAGAGCACCGCTTATGTGAGATCTGCCTGAAGATGAAGCCAAAGCGGATAACGCTATCACGCGTCACGGATCATATCGTACCTCATAAGGGTGATATGGTGCTGTTCTGGGATAGAACGAATTGGCAAGGCAGTTGTAAGCATTGCCATGATATCAAGACCAGCACAGAAGATGGCGGGTTCGGCAACATGAAGGGCAAGGGCAAGGCGCGTGCTGATTGTGGCGTGGACGGCGTACCGACTGACAGTCGATCGCATTGGAATAAATAGAGCGCGTTTTATATGTTGAGTAAGCGCCATATGTAGCGTATAATCTGCATATAAATTACACCCCAACGCGTAAGGAGACACCATGACCGCCCGCCATAGCTACACCCTCAGCAACAGGCATGATGCAATACTGCATAAGCTATCCAAAAAGCTTGATATATCCCTTGTAAATACCATTGAACGTGCGCTTGAAGCACTTGAAGAGAAGGACGCGGCAAGAGATCGAGAGGTAAACAACTGATGACGGATCTTGTCAAGATAAAGGACGTTGCGGAAAGGTTTAAGCTGGACGAAAGGGATGTATATCAAGAACTGCTGTATTGCGGGAATAAAAATGCAATCAAACTGATGCATAAATGCGAGGGGTTTACGGTCGTGAGTGCCGCGCTCAATGACGAGATTGTCAGGGTTGCATCTAATATGGAGAACACTATTGTTCCTGTGGGCTCACTGGTTCCTACAAATATGATACCGATAGATTCAGGACGATATGTCTACTTTCTGTTTGATGAAAGATACTTATTGTATGTAGGGCAATCAGTGGACGTTTGTTCAAGGATGTCGGCACATAAGAAAGACAAGGCATTCAACGGGGTTGCCTTTATTGAGGTTGCAGCCAATGCGAGCCTGAACGCAGTAGAGAGCATGAATATCATGTATCATTCACCGCCACTGAATAAGACTTGTTGGATCCGCAAAGAATATCTCAGAGCGGTATTGCAGGAAGCGAACATAGACATCTTCTAACTTCGCTCAGTACGTTTATACAAAGGGGAAATGATATGGCAAAGAAGTTAGTTGGCACTGCTCTGGTTAGCATTCCTTTCGCGCTCATAGCCTCGGCCATGGCATACAGTATTGGTATTATGCCTACGCTCTGCATATGCTGTGCAAGTGTGGCGCTGACTGTAATGATCGTGCACGGCATCACGCTACTCACTGAGTGACAAACTTTGTCAGTGTGTTGTGATTGCAACACAAAGACAGGATGGGGGGTATCAAAATCCCTAAAACCGATTGGTTAAAGACCGTGCTGAGAGTCATATTTTGTTGTATGCAAAATGACAGTTTGAAAATGAGGTCATAAAATGGCGCGACCACGCATACCAACAGCAGTAAAGAAACTTCAGGGCACTCTGCAGAAATGCCGCACCAACGAAAACGAGCCGGAGCCCTCAGGCATCAAGCCGGTTTGCCCCGCTGATTTACCGGAGAGAGGCCAAGAGTTTTTCGACCTCCTTGTTTCTCGCATGGAGTTGTGTGGATACGGCCACCAGGAACATACGGAGATTATCGCACTGGCCGCGCAGCAAATGTCCCTGATTGATACCTGCAACGGGATTCTTGAGGCAACGGGCTTGACCTATACAACCTCCAATTCTTTCGGTGACTCGATTTTGAAAGAGCACCCGACGGCGAACATGAGGCACAAGGCACAAGTGGAGCTCCGAAACTGCCTGACGCAGTTGGGGCTTACCCCTTCAACCGCTTCAAAAATCATCGCCACAAAAAAAGCGCCGGTCAAGGTCAACAAGTTTGCAGCATGACCCGTTGCCGCAGATGCTACAGGCCCATAACCGACCTCATCAGCATCCGGCGTGGCATCGGCTCAACGTGTTGGGCGAAAGAGCGTAGCAGTATATCAAAACTTACCGGCCACGAATGGGAACAGGCAGATTTATTTTCACCCCCTGATATTATTTTGTTGACATTTAGCGAAACGTTTAGTAAAGTTGATTTACAATGAAGGTAAAACGAAGCATGGAGGCTGCAAATGGCAAAGACAACTTACATCGGGGAATCACACGGGCAGACCGTGACACGAAAAACTGACAGGGTTTACACTCACGCAATCATCTCCATAAGTCCCGCTGGCACGATCAAAGCAAACGCCTTTTGCGGTACTCCTGAACTGGCAATAAAGGCTTTCAGCACCTACCCTGCCGACAATGGCAACGGCTACCATTATGAGATGATCGAGGTTAAAGCGATATGAAATGCCCACATTGCGGGGGTGAAATAAACCCAGCTTCCATCATGGGAGCCAAGAAAAAAACCATGACCCCGGCGGCGATGGCGGCAAGGAAAGCCAACGCAAAGAAGCCGCGACCGGGGGCGGTTGGGAAGAAAAAGCCGAGGAAGACAAAGGGCGTGACCGATGAAGAATAGCGGCATATACCAGATTATCAATACCGTGAACGGCAAGCGGTATGTCGGGAGTTCGCTCGACCTTCACCGCCGGTGGAACAAACATAAAAACGAGGCTCGAAAAGGTATCCATCATTCGGCACATCTTCAAGCGGCGTGGCGAAAATACGGCGTTGACGCGTTCACCTTCTCAGTGATTGAAAATTGCGGAAGAGATATGATTCTCAGCAGAGAGCAGTATTTTGTTGATACACTTTCACCGGAATACAATATCGCGCGGGTTGTGAAGGCACCCATGACAGGACGGAAACAGACCGCAGCCGCCAAAGCGTTAATATCAGCGGCAAACCGTGGCAGCATTCGCACGCCAGAGCAGTGCGCCCAAATGTCAGCAAGCCATAAAGGGACAATCAGAAATGTTGGGAGGAAAGCAACAGCAGCACAAAACAAAAGAAACTCTGAAGTAAGGAAGGGTAGAAAACTACCGCCTGAACACTGCGCGAATATTGGGAGGTCACAGGTAGGCCGCAAGAAATCCGCAGCGGAATGTGCCGCTATATCCGAACGTAACAGGGGTAATACGAATTGTTTGGGGCTGAAGTACTCACTAGAACGGTTAGCGGCCAGAGTGGCGGCTATGACGCAGGTTCACGAGTACAAGGGCGTATCTCATACGTCAGCAGAATGGGGAAAAATATTCGATATTTCAGATAAGGGTTTTGCTTGTCGGTTGCGGATGCACAAGGGCGACCCTGATAAAATATTCGTTCCAAGAATGAAAGCCAGATATTAACCGGAGTTGCCGCCATGTCTCATGTAAAAGCAGCGAATAAATATATTAAAGATGTTCTGTCTGGGAAGGTGATGGCGTGCCAGTATGTAAAGCTGGCGGCTCAGAGACAATTGAACGACTTGGAGGCAAGCAAGCGCCCTGACTTCCCATACCGTTTTGATGTAGATAAGGCTGAAAAGATTTGTAAATTCATCGAATGCTTACCCCATACTAAAGGCGTTTGGGCCGCTCGTGGTGAATTAATCAAACTGGAAGCGTGGCAACAATTTGGATATTCCTGTGTGTATGGTTGGGTGAAAAAGTCCGATGGTATGCGACGATTCAGAGAAGCATACTGGGAGGTTCCCAGAAAAAATGGGAAGTCGATTATTGGCTCATGCACAGGGCTTTATATGCTTGCGGCAGACGGAGAACATGGGGCCGAGGTATACAGTGGAGCATCAACGGAGCGGCAGAGTTGGGAGGTATTCCGCCCCGCAAAACTTATGGCCGAACGTGAGCATGATTTCCGCGAGTTTTACGGCGTACAAGTCAACTCAAAGACGTTGAACATCCCCTCTGACATGTCCAGATTTGAGCCGATAATTGGCAAGCCGGGCGACGGTGCAAGTCCTTCCTGTGCGATCATCGATGAGTTTCACGAACATGCGACGGATGAACTTTACAGTACCATGATCACAGGTATGGGGGCACGTTCTCAACCGCTGGCGCTGATAATCACCACGGCGGGCGTCAACATGGCTGGTCCTTGTTATGCAAAACGTGGCGACGTGATCAAAATTCTTGAAGGGACGTATGACGCGCCGGATATTTGGGGATGTATTTATTCGATTGATGCTGATACAGACTGGACTAGCAAAGAAGCACTACAGATGGCAAATCCGAACTACGGCGTTTCGGTTTCTGAGGAATTTCTTCTTGCCGAACAGCGTAAAGCGATCCAGTCCGCATATCTTCAGAACAACTTCAAAACGAAGCATCTCAATATCTGGTGTTCATCCTCTGCGGCATATTTCAACATGCAATCGCTTGAGGGCTGTATTGACACCACGCTTGATATCGAGGACTTTAGAGGGGAAGAGTGCATAGTGTCCCTTGACCTCGCCTCTAAGGTCGATATGGCGGGTTTGGTTAACATTTTCAGGCGCGACATTGAAGGTTTATCCCATTATTACGCCTTCGCCAAAGCCTATCTACCGGATGAAACCGCTTACGACCCGAAGAACAAGCAGTATCAGGCATGGGCCAATGGCGGTTTACTGACTGTT